AGGTTCAGCAGATCACCAGGAAGAGTGGTAAGTACTAGGGCCTTAGTGACGTAGAACCGAGGATCTCCGTCAACATGATAATGTTGCACATTCCTGTTGGCGCCATGCAATGGCTGGGCTATGTAGTCCACACCGAGTGGTAATTTTATCGCACCAGAGTAGATTCTCATGTCACCACTACCGACGACATTGTGCACAAAACTGTTGTTTAATTTGGGCAGGTACACTGTGTCGGTTGTGGTGGGCACTGGTATTCCATCTATGGTGAACGAACCGGTCACCACACGACAGGAAACGCCAACGTCTGGGAAGCGCTGAGGCAGAGTGCTCACTAAACCATCACGGCGATCGATGACTTCGAAGGACATGGAACTCGAAATTTTTAAAGACAACTCCCCCAGTGCGACATTACTTTCAGTGTGGAAATACGGAATCACAGATGTCCCGCCCGTTATCGTCGTGACGGTTAAAGGGGCGCCAACAGTCCACATACGGAATCTACCGTTTGCATCATAAATGGAAGCAGTAGGATATTGCGTTGGATTCGGTGTGGGTGAAACCGTAGTTGGTTGCGAACTTGTTGGCAATGGCGTGGGAAACACCGTAGTGGGCTTGCTAGTTGGTATAAGAGTTGGTGGAGCCGTCGGCAACTTGCTTGGTGGTGCCGTTGGCCAAACTGTAGGCGCGGGTGTAGGCGCTCCTGTTGTGGGTATCCTGCTTGGCACAACAGTGGGTGTTTTCGTTGACGGAGCGCTAGTTAAAACAGTGGGTGCCGGTGATTTTGGTGACGGTGACATGGTGGTAAGGGGCGTTGGTTCCTTCGGAGGCGCTGCGAAAATAGGTGCGCCAACTGCCATGTTACAAGAAATCAACTGAGAAGGAGACGAGACAACCTGGCATGTTTCGTCAGGAACAGTTTGCACAGCATATTCTGATGGGACATACACAAGGTCCATCCCGGGAACAAGGCCATTATAGGCCCCGTAACTCATGTCAGTCGATGCTCTGGCAAACACCAGCACTTCAACCACCATGGCTTGATTCGCTCCAGAAGACAGGACCTCATGCAATGTGATGCTAAGCTGGCCATTGTGTGCTGTTATCTCGTAGCCTGTCGACCAATGGTTGAAGTCCAATTTCCTGGGCGTCGCCAATTGTGCATTCCCAGAAAACTGTTCCCGCTGGTAATCAGTCGGAGTATAACCCTGTCCTGGCAGACAATTCAACGCTGGCGTTGGTGCTGAGTAGCCAATATCTATCTGCATATCTGGTTGCTTACCATGCTCATGGACGATGTGTTCCACAACATCTTCAGCGAGCTCCCTGACACTGTTGGGATCGGCAAGCCCGATTGGGTCGTATTTGTACATCAAAGCACATCTCACGTTGGCTGGTGAGTTAACCACGAACTTGTATTCCATAGTGCCTCGCCAGTATTGGTGAAACATGGCTGGTAAAGCACATGTTGCTGGCACAGTTGTATTGGTGCCAACGTTACAAAAGATCGCCGGAGTGACGTTGATTATGCCTAACTCAGTGCCTTTCACCATACTGTGAGTCACTTTCATATTTCTGATAAGTGACCACTTATTGGCAACTGATATGAATGACATCTCGTCCATAGTACCAAGGGGAAAGGGGGTTGTCTCTTGATCCCTGCTCGTGGCAATCACGCCAATCTTCTGCGGTCCAGCTGCGTTACAAAAAGAAGGCTCCGTAAGCAAGGGCTCCTGTGGTTTGGAGTAACCCAGTTGGTGGGCAAGACCACCAAGGGCTGCAACAACTTCACCAGCCATAGCCATCGGTGCAAGTCCGGTGATTTCACCTCCAAGCGCGAGGCCTTCGCCAATATTGCCCACAACCTTTGAAAACTTTTCAGCACCCAATGGGACATGATGGGTCCTACGTGGCAACTCAGTGATCATGGAACCTCCACTGCATGGTGTTATGTGTATGTGCAGGGAGTGTTCCTTATAGTCTAT